CTATCCATGCCTTCTCGAAGAAGTTGGAAGAACAAGCCTGCATCCATCGTGACTTTCCAGTCGGTACGGTTGCGCTTGTGGGCTACAATCCAAGCTTTTAATCCTGCATCACGCTCTGCTTGCTCGCAGGCTTTCTGAAGATTAAGAGCCTCGACGAACTTAACTTCCATGTGAAGGTTTTTAAGTTCTTCACAAATTACATCTGGGCTATCAGTGCCTCCAGAGAACTGCTGGCCCCGCCTTGCGGTGAAGCCAGCCTCACGAAGTTGATCGCGCCATAGACGCTCCCCCCGTGCCCCTTTAGCTCTCTGGTTCATTACCAGCCAACCTCAGCTTTAAACTCATCTTCAATCTCAGCAACCATTGCTGGAATAGAATCTTCAAGACGGAAGGAATTGTACAGGCCCGCCTTATCTGCGCTGATAAACAGGGAAGATACGAGAGCTTGGAACTGTTCAGGAGTTAAGTCGTGAGCTTCACTGAGAGACTTTGCAACCTCATAGCAACGCCCCCACATTGCTGCACGCCTTTTGATTCCCTTAGTTGCGTCAACTTCGGTATCGAACGAAGCAACTTCATTAACTTTGGGAGCAGCAACTGAACTTGTTGCCTTGGCTACATAACTTGACACTGCATCAAGTCCATCTCCTTTGATCTCCGCCTTGTCGCTAACATCAAGTTCATTGGTGCTACTGTGGCTGGAGTACTTGGCCTTCAGCCCAACGAGCCCCTTGTCGGAAGCCTTGGACTTGATCGTGACAGTCTTACCAACAAGCTTCTGAATGTCCCGTTCCGTCCAGAAGGAAGCGCGAACTTCTCCTGTGTCATCCTTGAGGATAGCGGCCTGAACCCGCCAAGGCCCGTACTTACCTTCTCCCGTCTTTGCGGCAAACGCCGCCTTGATCTGAACCGTCATCTCTCCGATGATGGCTCCATCTGCAAGGTTTTGAATATCAGATACTTTTGCTACTTTCATGATGTTGTTTTTTTGTTACTGTATGGGCGCGTTATGCGCCAGCTACCGTTTGATAGCTACCCCTATATCGGAGCACTGGCAAGGAACTTTAGAACTATTTCTTTGGAGGCTGTGATTTTGTCACGGCGTCTTTCTGGATCTTGTAAGCCTCCGCTCGGCCTTCCGTCATTGGCTTACTTCTGGAGATCTCCTGTTTGATGTTGGCAACAAACGGATGTTCGGCTTTACCTTTTTTTGGCGGCATATTTTTTTGATACGTTAAGTGCTTTGTCGTAGTCTGGCGCAATCCCCACAAGAATGCCCGTGGAGATGGCGTACACCTTAAACTTTCGGCTGGGAGTGTAAACAATTTCCGTAGTGGCGGGAATGCTTCCAGAGATAACCCGAAGCCCGCCTTCTTTTTTGGCTTCCTTGGTAGACGGAGGTTCGCTTGAGAAACGAGCGTCACGTTCTTTAAGAAGAAACTCCATATCAATCGCGTGCTGTTCATTGCGGAACCTGTCTGCATTACGCTGGGATTCTTCTCCTCTGTTCCTTGCATACACGTCTTTAACTCCCTTTTGAAACTCATCACGAGCTTCTTTTGCCAAGTAGTCTCGGGCTTCTTTCTTGGCAACATACTCCTCTGCTCCCATTGGAGCCTTGGAAGCAGGCTTAGATGCGGCCTTGCCAGTCTTGGGTGGCACTGCGGCGGCAGGCGCAACAACAGGGTTGTTTAGAGTTAAGGACTCAGTAGAGGGAGCAGGACTACCCTTGGACTCACTGGCCTGCGGGACTTCAGCGCGGTTAACTTGCTTCATCCTTGCTTCAAACTCAGCAAGATCAAATGGCTTTGCTTTCGGCATTAGCGATTGTTCCACTGCAACTTCACCTTCTTTAAATGCGCTGCGAGTGCTAACTTGCTTGTTAACCTGCTGTAGTTCTTCAGGAACAGGAAAACTTCCGTAACCTTGGTCTTCTTTTAAGGACTCTCTTGCTGCTTTTTTTATTTCAGAGCGCCTAATTAGAGTATCAACGTAATCCATTCCGGGTTGAAGTTGCTCTGGAAACTGCGCTACTTTACCTGATGGAGATGTTTCTTTAGATGCAAGCCTTTGTGCTTTTTCTCCAAGTCGCACAATTGCGCTACTCAAATAGCTCTCAAATTGATCAAGAGATACGCCAGCTAGTTTTGCTCCAATTTCTTTTAACTGGGATAGACTCGTTAAAGCGTGGATGGACTCAGGCCTAATAGCCATATCCAAGTTAACATCCCCGGTTGATCCCCTCTTTAGTTGAGTGGCCGCTAGATCTTCAATGATGAACTTGTCTCTATCAAATCTAGCCTGAACCTGTTGTTCTTTTCCGAGCTTCTTTAACTTAGCTTCAAGCACTTCACTGCTAAGGGAAGCAAGTTCTTGGGGAGTCATATCCTTTGCGGATTTTGACTTCATTTCAGCCTTGGCTTCTTTGCCCTGTTCGCGCTCCGCTTTGTTTCTTGCTGCTTCCTCTGCTCTTTGAGCTTTGGCATCAGCTTTTTTAAACTCATGACTTTTTAGGAATTCATCAAGCTGAGTAATGTCAACTTTGATTGCAGGCTCAAGAACTTCAGGCGGAGCAATAGGCTTCTGAGCATTTTCATTAAGAACCCCGTTAACCCAGTCCCTAGTGGCATTGCGCTGGGCTTCAAATGAGTTAGCGCCATGTACCCCGCGCAGGGTTTCTTGAGCAAACTTGGCTTGCTCTCGAGTTAGAATTCCATCTTTAAAGATCTGGTTAATCTTCGAGGATATTTCACGCGATGTAGTTAGGCCCGAGTTAATTAAGTTGTTAAAGCTATCCTTGTGCTGCTGCAGCTTCTGGTCGTATGGAAGCTCCGGCATGACTGGCTCTTCAAACACTCCAACCATTTCCTGCTGTTTGTTGATGTTAGCATTAATTTCATCAAGTTGTTCAGCAATCCTAGCAGCTCTTTGAGCATCACGAATCTCGGCATCTTTAACTGTTTCCTTTAGGCGTTTTCTTTGGCCAATGCCCATCGTTACCTTATCGCCATCAGAGCGTAGGTTATCAGTAGATTTTCTTTGAATTATCTGCTGTTGCGCCTCGGCAATGATGTCATCAGAAGTTCTAGATGAAATCTTCTGCGCTTCCAACACAAGCGGTTCTGCTTCTTTTTTAAGTTCCGCGATTGTAATAAGGGCAGACTGAGTCACAGATTCAGGCTGTGGCTTAGAGGTCTTGGCAGACGGAACCTTATTCACCTGCTCGTTCACCATTGGAGGCTCAGCCTTCTCGGTAGCAGCAGTGGGAGCCTCTGCAAACCTAGACAGATCAATCTCTTTACCAACTGGAGTTGTTGCCTTTGCCTTGGGTGCTTTTGCTGCTTTACCCTCTCCAATTTTAACAGTGGGGGCAGATTGATGGTCTAGTGTTACTTCAGCAATTCTAACTGTGCCAGCGTCCCCTCCGGCAGCAGTTGCTTTAGCATTGTAAATCCCAAACTTGGTAGCTGGAATTTCATTACCATAATTAACGGGATCTTCAATGTATGTATGTTCAAGAACTTTGGCTATGTAGTTTTTTCCAGCCTTAAACTCTTGTCCAATTTCAAGCGCGCCAGTCTCCATTTGTTTTCCGCCTTCTGAGATCAGAAAACTTGCGGCGTTGTAGGAGTGCTCTGCCTCACTTGTGGAGTGAATATCAAATGATTTTGAAGATTTGCTTATGCCTTGAATTGCCTCAAAAAAATCTTCTGGACTACTTTTACCATATTCAAAATAACCATGCGAAGCCTCAGCGAGGTTCTCCATGATTACATTAGGAGTCTTTCCGCTTTTACTAAATATGCCATAATGAAACGCAGGAATGTATCCATCTATGCTATAGTTAGAATTATTAAAATAATCATAATGCTCACTTATGTACTTCCAGTCCGGGCGCTTCATGGCCTCAGATGGAGTTAAGATCTTCATGCCAGATCCAATCATCTCCGCAATTAAAGGGTTTTCGTAAAAGCTTCCAGTGCCCCCTGTGTTTCCTGTTGTGAAATATTCCTTGGACAAGCCCATCATCTTGTCTTTTGCGGCTTCAAGATTAGCTTTAATATTGCTATCCCAATTCTTTTTATCCTGACCTGCGGGAGCCTTAAGCTTACCAGCATCAAAGTCACGCATCATTTTTTCATACTCTTTCTTAGCAATAGCGTGCTCGGCCTCCTTGCCTTCTGCTGGCTTACTTCTGGATGTATAAGCGTTCTTCCTAGCAGCAAACTGGAAGTCTTTATACTGAAAGCTCATCACTTCATTTGCGATCTTGATAGAGCTATTATTTGCAGCTCGCTCGGCATCATCAGGCGTGGCGTGAACGCTTTTCTTGCCATTCTCAAACAAGGTGGTCTTGCCATCTTTTGCAATAACCATGCGCTTCCCGCTAATGGTATCGGTGACAAACTCGGATGTTCCAATAACTTCGCTGGTAGTACTGCGTGCAGCAAAGTTAGCCCTGATTGCATTAGGTACGGTCGTAGGGTTGTAAGCCACAACAGCAGGGGCACCATTCAATGTGAAGTCAGATACCCCCATCACCCGATCAAGGCGCATCTGTCCAAGCACAACTGAACCACGAGACATCTGGATTTTGTTGCCGTCGATGTCGATGGTTTCTTTTTTGTTTTCACCAAACAGATTAGTTTCAAACGTAGGCACATTGGCCATGGCGTCCCTATCCATCTGATAATACTTACTCTTCTCAGAGCGCGGCTTTACGTTAAGGGAGTGGTAGATAAGATCCCTGATCCCTTCACTAAATCCGGGCAATGCTGCCGCAGGAATACGATTGGGACTAGAGTAGTTATCAAAGTAAGACTGCAAGAATGGAATAAACTTTTGGAGGGAGTTAATTCCCTTGTTCATCATCTCCGCTTTAACGGATGGGGTAACATCTGCAATGCGCTGGGCGTGCGACCAAGCCCTACTGATGTCAATAAACCCAACATTAAGCCCACCCTCTTTTGTTTGGTGTAGAGACACAGGAAGCATGTGACGGTTTGATCTCCCGTAGTATTGGTTCTCTCGTGATCCCTGAGAGCGCCCAATGTCATGCCAAGCATCAGCCGTGATGATGCGTCTTTCTCGGATAGCCTTATTTACCGCAAGCCATCCCGTCTCTTGCTCTGGCGTGGCAACCCTACGCCCATTGACCTCAATGCGTGCCATTGCTATCAAGGCTTCATCAGACAGCCTCTGGGTGTAGATAAGGGGATCGCCCTCCTTTAGCCTAGAGATGTTGGCGTGAACAGTTCCGTCTCTAGACAAGTTCTCAGTGTACGCAAGCACACTTACTCCGGGGTCTGCGGATGCAATGGCGTGGGCTTTGTAGAACCATTCTCGTTTGATCTCGTTCTTCTGAGACTCAGAAGTTGTCCATTTCCCGTCCTTCTTATCTTCAATTGAAAAGAACTTGCGATCTTTAGTTACATCAAAGTACCTAACGCCATCAAATGAGTTGCGGGCTTCAATGGTTGATTTGCCCTCGGATACTGCGGTAAGAACTTTGTTAACAATGCCATCCATAATAGGACTCATTGCCAACTTGCCATCCGAGTTAAAGAAGTGCCCGTAGACTGGATCTTGATGAATGTCCTGCTTACTAAAATCAAATGCAGACAAGATGTTTCCAACTGTCTTGTCCCAAGCCTTATCAACCAAGTTTCTTGTATTGCTGGGAAGAAGATCCTTTACCTTTGCTCCCGCAGTTTTTGCGCCAGCATAGTGACCAACATACTCATCAAGGATTGGGCCAAGGATGCTAATCCTGTCCTCGCTAGACATACTTGGCTGTGAGGCTTGATCAATCAGCTCATTGAAATGCGCCTGCTTTTCAGCTCCAACCAATGGATCAATAGCTGCAAGTTCTCTGGTGTACTTGTTGGAAAACTCAAGTAGTTCTTTTGAAATAACGGCTGGATCTTCCGACTTCATGCGCTCGGCAATGCCAGCAAAAACATCCTTTGCAACAGAGTCGCTGAACATTGAATGAAACACTTCCTGAGCTAGATCCGCAGTAGTGGCGTGTTCTGGATTGAAGATAATGGCGCTTCGTCCGTCATTGCCTCTACGAATATGAACCGCAGTTCCGCCAAGAAGCCCAAGTTCATCTAGGGATTTAGTTGTTGCTTCAGTGCCATCATGGAAGATAAAATCATTTCCAGCCTTTTCCGAGGCCGTGGCCATTGAAATAATAAGTTCTTTGGCATCTAGGGATACGTTCTTGTTGTTATACAAGTTCATCCTCCCAAGCGAGTCAGCAATATTAACTTGAGCTACTTCTCCATTAGCATCTGTAAACTCAAGCGTCTTGTCTAGAGGCCTGCTAGTTAAGTCCTTTTTGAACAGTGCGGCTACACGGTTCTCCTTTGAGTTAATGAGGGCACTGGCAAAGTGTGGCACTCCTGCAACTGCACCAACTCCAAGGCCAGCAGCAAAACCTTCCATCATTCCGTGGATAGGATCATCATCAAGCGCATAGGCCTGCATAGCACCGATTGCGCCCATGAATGCGCCAGTGTTTACAGCAGAGTCTGCCAGTGACTTCATGGCGTTTGTAAACGTATCTGGAGGGGCGATAGCAAGCGCTCCCCTAGCCGCCTTTCTAACCGTAGCCGCCTTGGTTGTGTTTTCTCCAAGGCCAAGCAAAGCCTCACGAACAGATCCTTCTTGAAGTCCTTTAAGTACCGCTGATCCAACTTCACCGCCTGCACGCAAGGCCTTTCCGCCAAGAGAAGCTCCAATTAAAACACCTCCAGACCCGTACATAAAATCAGCCCCGTATAGCATTTGACGAGATGCCACTTGCGCTACCATCTGAGCTGATTTACTTACCGAGTTTTCCGTTACACTTTCAACAACGCCAGCTAACGAATTAATTACAAACTTGGAAGTAGCATCAAGTGCTGTCCCTGTTAGGGAAACTCCCTTCATTGCAAGCTTCGGAAGCATTTGGTTAATGATAGCAGACGGAACAAGCTTTGAAGCTACAGATCCAAGAGCAAGCGAGGCTCCAGCCTTTGCTAATAGCCCACTGCCAGCAAGAAGCCAGCTTGCGTCAAGAGCGTTTGAGATACTATTGGCAGCACGAACATCCTCTGGAGATGCTTGAATGTCAGGAGAGGGCTGTAATGCTCCGGGGACAGTAGGTAAAATTGGAGACTGAGCGCCTTGAGTTAGAAGTTCTCCATTGCTTCTTTTGGTGGCAACATCTGCCATTTCATACATCTTTTTGTATGCGGCAAAGTCTTCGTCTTTTTGGTAATCAAGACTGCTTGGAAGCACCCATTTCTGTCCAGTGTGAAAAGCTAGCTGACCAAGCATTCCTAGCCGTTCGGTTCCAAGCAAGAATCCTTCAGTTGCGTTGTAAAGGGCTCTAGCAGATTTTCTTTCATCATAGCTTCCAACTGCCTTTAGTCCTTCAATGCCAAAATCAACTAGACCTTTTCCAAAGTCAATTGCTGCGTGTTTAAGAATATCAACATAGGAAACATCATGGGCGTCATCTAGAAGATCTTTGTCTTTTACCCAACTTAGATAATCTTCCCTTGTCATGCGGTTAAGGACGTAATCTGCCCCTCCCTGCATCTTGTCAATTTGAGTGTCGGCTGAGTTTCTTGGGAACGATACGTTGATATCAGCTATAGCTTGATCATAAGGAACAGACTTATCATAAGATACGATCAATGGTTCTCCGTCGTCATTTGCGCGAGTAGGCAAACTGATTTGATAATCAGTAGCGTTGGGATCATCTTTATGCCTAATTGCGGTAATTGGACTGAGTTCCATAATTAATTAGTCTTGTCCAAAAAGCGGCTGGAAGTTTGTAACTTGTTTAACGGTTTGTCCAAAGTTTAATACCTTCCCTTTTCTAAGAGGAGGCGCAGAACTTGGAAGAGGAGATTGTCCAGTTTGATTCATCACTGGTTTTTGAGATTCAGAAAATGGATTCTGGTTATACACAGGAGTTATTTGAAATCCCTTCAATCTATTCTGAATGTCTTGAACATCAGATTTGGCCCTAACGCCGGGATTAATGGTATCATTAAATCTACGCAACCCAGTATCTTCAATCGCCTTTCCCAGCTTGCCATGGGCCTTATCATATATGGAATTTTGAGCACCAGCGCCAGCCTTGTAAATAAGTTCAGCCTTATCCATAAAGCCTTCTACATCCAAAGAAAATGCTTTAAAAAACCCACCTCTTAATTTAATTAATTCAGCCCAATCCTTTGGACTCTTTTCAAAAAAAGTAGTAACTTCTGGAAGTAAACGATTTGCTTCAGACAATTGAACGGCATCAGATTGTCCTGTTGCAATAGACTGCATAACTTTTGGAAGATTTGCTTCAAGAAAACTTATTAACTGTCCCCTTTTTGTTTTCCCTTCACTTGAATCACCAAGTCTTTTAACTTCAGCTAACAAAACTTTTGCAGTAGAAAGCTCATTGTGCATCATTGAAAGCGTAAGCTCACTTTGTAGATGACCTGCTTTTCCAGCTTCAGCTTCAGTGGTTTTAAAGAACTTACTTTCTCTGATGTCTGCCATTGCAGGAGTCTTGAGATCAAGCATCATTCGGCTCTGTTCAATCCAATCTTTTCTTAATTCAGGCGGAACCTGTTGTGCCTGATTAAGGATTTCAATCATGGATTTTTGCCTGTGTTGATTGGCAAATTGCCTTTCAGCCTCATACTTATCTCCGGCAGTAGGCTGTGCTTCAATGTAATCCTGCCATGTTCTAATTGGCTTATTAACAGCCTTATTAGAAACACGAACGTAGTCTGGAGCGTTTTCAATCGCTTGCCCAGTTGAAGGAGCGGCGGCAGCAGCAACCTTAGCGGCGGTTACTCTTTCAACTTTTGGAGGCTGATAGCCACTGGCAAATTGTGCGCGTTCTTCTGGACTAAATGAATCAATAGTTTCTGGAGAAAATCCTAACTTACTTAAAGTTGTAGAGATCTTTTTTTCACCGCTTTGAATAGATGACTCACGGCTCGCAATGACATCATCATACGTTGATTTTGTAATGCTTTTGTTTTCAAAAGCTTTGTTTGCAATATCAATGTCAACCTTATCTTTTTCAATATTACTGGCAATCCTTTCGCCCTCTGAGGCATTTAGGCTATCAGCATATTTTTGTGCATTTCCTAAAACGGTATTTAACGTGTTCCTTATCTTTACTTTCTCCTCCTCGTATACCTGAGGAGTAATGGCACGCTGGGCCATTTTATTATCCAAGTCCTGAAGGTCTCGCTGGGCATTTTCAGCAGTTTGCTTCGAGGCTCCATAAGCCATCGAATCAAGAAATTCGCTTAGGTATCCCATAAATAATTACCTCCTTGGAAAAAGACTTTCATCATTAAAAAGAAAAGGTTGCTTTCTTCCAGAGCGATATGGGACAGGCATATCTTCACCAGAAGTATCATCCACTGGGAGAGGAAGGCTTTTTGGATTAACAGATCCAAGGCCTGAATTATTGTCTGGATGATATACAGAAGAAAACGGAGTACTTGCTGCATCTGCAGAGCTTCCTCCATAAATAGGAGGAGCAACTTGTCTGTATGCAGCTCTAGCCGCCTCCGCATTCCAAGGTTGCATAGATTGAGCCTGATCAGATCTTTGCTGCATTGAGCTTTTAAATGCCATTGGCATAAAGCTATCAAACATCTTGGCTGCGCCCTGCGTGCCAAGATTGTCTGCATCAATGCTCATTTGCTTAGCTTGATCTTTTGAGATCCCAAACATTTCCTGCACTTTGGGATTATCAAGAAGCTTTTTGTTTGCGTCATTACTGGCCTTAAGTTCTTGATGCTGAGCATAAGCCCCGGCAACCCCGGTTATCATGCCAGCAATTGCTTGGCCCTGAGAAGCGTATTTCTGCTGCTCCATTCCCCCAATCCTAGCGCCAGCTTCTGCAAAGCCCTGACCCATTTGAGAAAAGACTTTTTCCGGCCCTGCCCCGCTATAAAGATCCTTTGGTTTCATATAGTTTTTTTCTAGCTTCTAAGCAAAGTTGACTTCCTTTTTCAAAACGCTGACAGGCTAAAGGCCTGACTTCATATATACTACAAGACACAGACTGGCCCACAGTGCCACACAAAGCCACGCAGCGACTATTAACGGTTTTGAGTAAAGGGTAGTCATTGCGTATAAGCTTTTTTGGTATTCCTGCTGCGTCAGACCGATCCCTCTTCAAGATTGGCCAACTCCACTTGTGGGAGCAACACGCTCCGCAGGTCTGGCAATTCATTTCGGACGTTGCAATATCTAGCCACGGGTTGTTCATGCAGAACAAGCTCATGCATGTTTTCTACAACAAGGTCAAGCTTTGGGCAGTGAACAAATTGACCCTCACGCTTGTCCACGCAACGAAAGCATGAATGAACGTAATCTGAATTTAAGTGTTTATCCGGTTTACTGACAACATTACAATCATATCTATAAGTATCATATGATACATTATTATTTAAAATATAATCTGCAATATCAGAATCGCTCCAAGATTTGATTGGAAACCACATGCTTGTAGTTGCCCCAAGCATCTTCATATCAAGTTCAAGCGGAATTGGCCCGGTCAATGGATCTTCATCGCCGTTTTTGTGACCGCAAAGCAAAACATCAAAGTCAGTAACAACGTGAGCCTTTGGGCGATTAAGCCAGTCTTTACCGCAAATCCAAGGCCTGCCTTCTTCAAATGGCTCAGTGCCTCGCATTACCTTTACAGCCCCATCGCCGATACTGTAGGTCTCACAAACATCAATACGGTCATTCCCATGAGTAAGCGCGACAGAAACAGGAGTCCAATCATGGACTGTCATATTTAAGTTTTCTTGAACCTGATGATGGTGTGCGTACTTCTTGGAAAGAAAGGGAAGTTTCCAATGAATTACCTCGATATCTGGACAGATCTCCTGAGCAATACTAAGCAAGACTGTGCTGTCCTTGCCACCACTCCAAAGCACGGCTGGCCTTCTGGCTCTGATTAAGGCCGTCTTAATTACTTGAATTGTTTTTGATATGTCCATTAAAAGATAATTGCTGCACCCATAATAACTCCGCCAGCAATTGCTGTGTTTCGTTGGGATTTGCCAGCAGATGCTCCTGATTGAATTTGAGCATTGGCTATATTTTGCTGGCTTTGCTGATTATACGCGCCGTAAATGCTGCCCATCCCAGTCTGGCTTTCAGGGTTAAAATACTGAGGGCCAGCTTGCTGTTGCATTTGAAGTCCCATGTTCTGGGCTTGATTTGCCTGACCCTGAAGAATTGGCTGTTTGTAGAACGCCTGCAAAATAGGAGCCTGCGCTTGCTGAAGTTGCCCCATCGCACCAGCTCCAAGTTGAGCGTATCCAGCTTGAATTTGCTGAGATGCCATAGCTCGCTGTTGCTGCGCTTGTTCTCTTTGCAAAGACTGTCCAAATGACTGCCCTTGAATAGACTGAATTTGACCTGCGGCATTGGCTGCATTTGCAAGGCGCTGTTGATACCGCTGACTAGAAACATCTGCCCTATTTAAGATTTCAGAATTAGCAGACTGGGAAGTTAATGCTGTTCCCCTAGCCGCAAAGGCAGACCTAGAGCTTTGGTTGGCCATCCGCTGTTCTTCTGCTGTAAGGCTTTTTCCGGCACTAAGATCTTGCATGGAAGAATTCCTGAGAAAATCCATGTATCCACCAAGTCTATTTTGGCTGTCAATAGAATCAACTCCTCCTGAATAATCGGTTAAGTTTGGATCAACCAATGACCTAGCCATAGAGTTTTTGGCTAACTGTCCAGCAGAAGATAAAGCCTCAGCATATCCCGGAGTAAGAGAGCTAAATGCCTTTTGATACTCTGGAAGAGATGTCTGAAGCTGCTGAAGTTCTGAAGCTCTATTAGCTTTAGAATATTGATCTTCAATTTGCGCTATTTGCGGGTATAGCCTAGCTGCATCTTGTACTGAGGCATTAGAAAGATACGACTGCTGTTCAGCCTGTAATTTATTATAAATTGGCTGATACTGTTGCTCCATTGCAACAACTTGAGGCGCTACATCAATCTGCGCCTGTAGAATCGACCGCATCGACTCGTTGTATTGTGGTGCTGGTGCCGCTTGGACTACTTCCGTTTTTGATCCTCCTCCCATAAGACAAAATCCTTTCTAACTTTTTTGCTGTAAGTGCTACTGGTTTATCGCCTCTCCAAGTCCACAATTCGTGGACGGGTTTATTTTGTTGCTCAAGAAACTTTCTGAGCACTTCTGCGTGAGCTTTGACATTATCCGCCCACACAAGGTGAGCCATCCAAATGCCTTCTGGATTACTCCACTTCCAGTCAAAATCTCGTTTTCCGGGATGAGCGGTTGATACTCCAACAATTTTACCATCCTGTTCACTCCAGTACAATCCTTTATGAAAAGCATAGAATCCAATGTACTCAGCGCACTCTTCGCGAGTGACGTGCCCGAGCATCTTAAGATGGTTTCTAGACTTTTCATGGACTGCATCAATTATACGCTCATAAAGATTAAGCGTCAGTTTCATTACGAAGAATATGGAGCGTAAATAAGTATTGTTGTAGGATTTCCCGGAGCAGCAGCCCCGCCAGTTTGCAATAATGGCTGAACAGCAAAAGAAACAGTAGTTCTTGCTACAGGGGTAGTTCCGCTATAATCAAGCCTAAATTGAGTCGCGCTGTTTCCATACGCAGTCGGATGTCCTGCGCATGAAATAAATGGAGAGTATGTACTTGTAAGCGGAATTGGAGATGAAAGATTAACAATAAGGCTGCTTACTGCCCCTGAAGTCGGGCTTGTTAAAACTACATTAGATACATTAACAAATCTGTTAACTGCGGAAAAATATACAGATCCAACTCCAGATACTGCAGTTCCGGCCGCTGCTAGCGCAAAATTAACAGTAGTTCCAACAACAGAAACAACTTCATAAACACCATCTACCGCCCCCGTTGTTGAAAAGTCTAAATAATATTTGTGTCCAACAAGCACGGTTCCGGGAAAATAAGTTGGCCCAGTAAATATAACCGCAGTGTATGAAGCTGTTTTAGTAAAAGTAAACGCGCATGGGTGAACTTCACCGGGAGCAATAAATGCTGCTGCCTTTGGAGTTGTAGGTGTAAATCCTTGGCTTAAACTAAGAAATGGTTCAACCTGAATTTTTTTAAAAGCAGTAAATGCATTGTTTGAATACAAAATCCAATCATTAGTTTCTGGACTTCCTGTAGTTTGGCTAGAGATAGCCCCCGGAAGTAATATTGCATTATTTACAGCAGAATTTAAGTTGTCCCCAGTGACAACATCTCCATTTGCATAAACATGCCCCGTTAAAAATTGTTGCGCCATAATTATTCCTCTGAAATCATACTGCGATTAGATGCGATTGCATAAACGGATGCTGATTTTAAAGCGCATCTCCCTTTAGTAAATTGAACTTCAATATCCAAAGATGCGCCTCTTGTTGCAATCCTTGGCCTTAATGTTGAGTCGCCGCTTGTTGATCCAGTAAATTTGTATTCTAAAATATACTCAGAAGCATCTGGATCATGCGTTGTGGCTAACATTTTAATATTATCTTCATTAACATCATTAAACTGATATGAAGCTTTTGTAAATGTTTTTGAGTCAGTATTTCCAAAGGTATATTCTCTAGATCTAATTCTGGCATCAATAGCCAATCTGGCATACCCAGTGTTATCAAGCGTAGCTGGAAGAACAAATGGAAGAGTTGGACTTCCAGAAGCAGAGCTAAACTCATCTCCGCCTTCTAATTCTTCGGTTAAAAATATTCCGCCATATCCAACTCCGGGCTGAAAGTTTGTTAAAATAAACTGTCTGCGTTTATTCCCGTATTGGCAGATTACCATATTATCCACATACATACCTGTTGGATATGTATCAATTGTTTCCCATGCTTCATTTAATGTATTGTATACCAATACTGAAGTTGGCCTTGGATTTGTTCCAGTGGCAAATGCTATAAAAAACCTATTATCGTAATATGAAGAAACGCATGTTTTAATTACGTTATAATTTACATTGTCAAAAAAGTTATCAATTGGCTCACTTAATGGAAGTGTATTTCCAATTAACTTTAAATCAAGTTGTGGAGTTAATACATTGATTCCTTTTCCAGACAAAAACAAAACGTACTGGCCTGCGCTTACGATACTCTTTCTAGACAGGCATCCAACTTGAGTTGTGATCACTGTAATGGCGCTTCCTGCCCCCACGTTTGTGCCAACAATATAAGTTGTTGGTTCAACATACGCAACGCAAATAGACCGCTCCATGAATATCAAAAATTGATTTTCAATCCAAGGTAATACTCCAACAATTGAATCATTGCCGCCTTGATTGATGATAAAATTATTTACCCTAAAATCAAATATTGGATCAAGAATATCGCTTACAGCAATCTGTGTATTTGCAACTTTACAAATAAGTCTATTTTGAAAATAGAATGCAAAATCAGCAGGAGGCACAGAACCTTCTTGAACAGTGTATCCAGCTTGAGTTTGAATATTGTCTCCTATTGATTTTTGGGGACAAAATGAAACTATTGATGTAGATGAAGACCAGACAAAAGGAGGCTTAACTTTAACAACACACGCATATACATGTTGTGATGCATTTTGATTAACTGGACTTACATAACTAAACGTAAAAGAATTTCCAATTACTGAAGTAATAATGTGAGAATTATTTAATGCTGCGTGTCCACTTGCAATTGAATCAGTTACATTAAAAATTGTTACTTCATCTCCCGGATAATATGTTGGATGAGCCGACGCATAACTATTTATCCATGTTGCTGTAATAGTTATTGTTTGACCTGCGCCTGCTGAAGGATAAACAAGATCAAGAGCAGCAGTAGCGGATGTACCTCCAGTGCCGTATCTCTTTTCTGTTTCTTGTCCTCTGAATATATAAATATCATCAAGGCATTGAACAGCGTCAATTGTACCACCTAATTCAATTGATCTTCCGCTTGGATAATCATAAGGCCCAGAAAATGCAGATGTTTCTGTATTATAAAAATACATTTTGTCTGTAAAAAACAGAACAACATTATCTTGCCCTAAAGCATTAATGTATGTAGATGAACCTACCATCGTATACACATTAAGCGTATCATTCAATAATCGCTTTGTGCCCTTTCTGGGCTGAGCAATACCTCTCTGTAATCTTAAATTTGAAGATGCCTGAGCGTATCCGGGCTGCAGGTTGCTAGGATCAAGGCGTGAATTGAAGCCGATAAAGTTAATATCGGATTCAACCAATACATTACTGGCCGCCTCAGGCTTTGGCATATTAGTCAGAACTATTTACAATCAAGCGATCAATTAAACCAACACAAGTTTGCATGTGGTTTTTTAAGTCTAAAAGCGTTTGAACTTCTGTTTTTTCTTCCATGTCATATTCTTCTCCGCATCCGCATTCTGGGCATTCTCCGCCTTCCATTGTAGACCCGCAATCTGGACACATTCTGCCCTTGGACGCTCCCATCATGGAACTCATTGCCTGCATTAGTTTACTCATACAATTGCTTCCTTCAAGTTATTTACGCGATTTAGCCAGCCATCAATAAAATCTTCCTGAGTTGGATCTTTATCTACAAGTCTGCGGTAAAACGGAATGCGCTGGTCTGCAACTCTGATTGCAATTACAAGAGCACTAGAAGCCTTACAGCACCCCTCTACTGCACCCAAGGTGTTTGGCCCCACAATTCCATCATCAGCCACTCCAATGGCTCTTTGAAGAAACTTGGCAGCTTGATGCACTCCAGTGTTAATACAAGCATCTAAATGCACCATATTGACAGGCCAAAGTATCTTGTCACATTTACCTGCAAGCCAGTACTCATCAGTGTAAATCTTAATGGCTTCATCTTTGTCAATATCCCGAACGCTACGCAAAGGAAGCTCGCGCTCTTTACGCCATGCATCGTATTCCCGCTGGATGATGCCTAGGTTAGTAGCCCCGCCATGATCATTCTTGTCATTACAGTAGCCGCCTTCAGCTTTAAATACAAAATCAAGTGCTTTACTCAAATCGCTCATCTTTTTTCCCCTTTCCTCTGATTTCCTGAATGGTTTGAATAAGTTTTGCAATAGTGTAAAGCCCTGCTGCAATGCAGCTAAAGATACGAACTGAAGTCTCAAAATCAGAGATTGATATAGCTACAGCCAAAGCGTTTACAAAATTCACCTTCAAAAGTTCTCCAATGTGATGTTCAGTCATTTCTTTTGTTCTGGTTGAATGTGACTAGCACCAAAGTAATAAGCAATAATTGATCCCCAAGCAGTGGTCAATGCTCCAATTAAAATGTGCATTACGCTATTATCCCAGAGTTTAAGATCTCCAGTCATTAGCCCATATAGAATTCCAAAATATCCAACCGTTACAATTATGGTTAGAACAGCAGGAATTGAAGACCCAATGGCTATCTGCATTTGTCTGGCAGACGTGCGGTCTGCCTGAGTAAGCTTCTCAGACTCAATCCCAAGTTCTGCCATTCTGGTCTTTAATTGCAGATCGGCTGCTTGAAGTGCTGCCATTTGTTCTGCAGTTAATTGACCGCTCTTTAACGCTTTCTCAATCTTTTCTTGAGTAGGCTCGCTAATATTAAGCGCAGACGCCACAGCACTCACAGCAGCCCCACCAAGGGGGCCGCCAAGAAGCGTTCCAATAGTAGGCAGTATGGATTTAATCCAGTCCATTATTCAACAGGAGGAACAAATTGACCGTCAATATAACTCCATCCAATGCCAGCGCCAGAATCTCCAACTGGCTCAGTATAATATCCAGCAGGAGGAGTCCAAGGAGATACGCCATCCCAAACAATGACGTTTTCTACAATATTAGTTTCAGAGCTAATTACAGCGTAATTCATATTAGAAATAAGTTGTTATGATTACAATTCCATTTGCGCCGTTTCCACCTGCGCCTGATGTTGTTCCATCACGAGTTGCTCCGCCTCCACCTCCACCACCACCGGGAAATCCCCCAACTCCTCCAGATCCTCCAGATACAGACAATCCCCCACCGCCGCCGCCGCCGCCAGATCCAACAGTAAAGATTCCGCTTGATGCATTTGTTACAGCAACGCCTGCGCCTCCAGCGCCGCCAGTGTTAGCTCCTGCGGTTCCTCCAGCAAGATTTGAGATCCTAGCTAATCCACCAACTCCGCCAGCGCCAGGCCCGTCAAGTGAGTTTACTGGGCCACCACCTGCGCCTCCTCCACCTCCGATTGCAAAAGCGGAATTAGTTGCGGCAGGCAGACCATTGGAACCTAATCCAGTTAATCCTCCTGTTCCTCCAGTGTTTCCGTTAAACAAAGAACTCCCTCCAGATCCGACACTAGTTGACCCTCCCCCTCCGCCAAAAGCTCCCGGAATTTGAAAGCTGTTAAACGAAGTTGCTCCACCTTGTGTGCCAGCCGTTCCATTGGAGACAGCTCCAGTTGTTCCAGTGCCGCCAGCTCCTCCTGCTCCAATAACAATGGATTCAGTTGTGCTTAAAACAGAGGCTGGAACAATAATTTCATATATGTTTCCCCCACCGCCGCCTCCGCCGCCGCCTCTAGCTGTTAATACAGTGGTATCCTTTCTTCCACCGCCGCCCCCGCCGCCAGAAGAAATTAGTTGAACAAGAACACTTTTTGCGTTTGCTGGTTTTGTCCACGTCCCGCTGCTGGTAAACACCTGCACATCCGCAGGCGTTCCTCCAGCAGCCGAAATTGTAATTGTGCCCGCACCATTGGCGATCGTGACGTTTGTGCCGCCAGTCAGGGTTGCCTTGGTCAACGTGTTGCCAGTTGTATTCCCGATAAGAAGCTGCCCATCAGTGTAGGTTGTTTGCCCAGTGCCTCCGTTTGCAATTGCCGCAGTTCCGGTGATGTTCCCTGCTGTTCCGGTGATGTTGCCGCTTGGCGTGACGTAGTCAGTGCCAGCGACTGCAGCCGTCATTGCTGCGGTTCCATTGCCCTTTACGAGGCCAGTCAGTGTAGTTGCGCCTGTGCCGCCGTTTGCAACTGCTGCGGTTCCAGTAATGTTAGCCGCAGTACCAGTGATACTGCCACTTGGAACAACATAATCAGTTCCCGCTGCAGCAATTGTAAGAGCGCCAGTTGCTGTTGTGCTCTTAAGGATGCCAGTAGATAAACTAGCTGTTCCTGCAGTATAATCCGTCCCCGCTGTCGCCGCTACCATTGCGGCTGTACCTGTGCTTTTAACAAGGCCAGTAAGAGATGTAGCCCCTGTGCCGCCATTTGCAACCGCAACTGGAGATGACAAGGCAATAGTGCCAGTGCCAGTAATTGTGCCTCCTGTCAATCCGGTGCCAGCCGTGATGCTTGTGACAGTGCCAGAACCACCTCCTTTTACAAGAGAACGAACAGCAGTTTTAGTGGTGCCGCCTTGATTAATTACAACAAGATCAGCGTCAGCAACTGATGTTGCTGTAGGAAGAGCGGAGATTTTGATTTCGGCCATAAATTAAAAAACAATTACTAAAACTATTCTAATGACAATGGAGTGTTGCCTACAAGTTCATTAAATGATTTTGTTAAAAATTGATACATAATATTAAAGTTCAGCTGAGGCTGTGTATGCTCCATAAATAGGATTTGTGGTTGCTAACGCAGATCCAGAATGAAGTGCTCCAGAAAATCCATTAACAGTAATTTTTTCTGGAATAGCAGACAAATTACTTGAGTAAGTAACTGCTGTTACTTTTCCATATTGGCCAAGTTGATCATAAAAAGATGCAATTGGAACATCCCTCATTGAAATAGGAAATGTAACTGATCCATATGTTCTAGTTGTAATTGGATTAGTGACAGCACCAATGTAACTATTTCCAGCAATAGCAAATGCACCCGAACCCCAAGACTGATAATAATATCTATAACATAAATTTAATTCAGTTCCATAAAAACGATGTTCAAATGTGGTAGCTGAAGAGCCTTTTTCAAGCTGAATTCCAGTAATATAAAAATTGTTTCCAGTTGTTGCTCCCCAGTTAACAGTGCCGCTTGTTCTTTTGTAATATGAACCCTGCCATGCGCCTGCTGCTGGTGTGTTACTTGAACTTCCTGATCCAAGATCAAAGTTAACCCTAATTCCAACATCGTTGTTTACCAACCATGTTCCACTTGTATCACCCGGAATTGTAATACTTTTTTGCTCCCAAGTATCTGCAGTAGATATAGAATATGTTTGAACATACGATCTACTTAGAGTGCGATTGGCTAACGAAACCGCATATGTTCCAACTAAATTTGATCGCACCCAAAAAGAAAGCGTAACAGTAGATGCAGAGGCAGATCCAAAACTTAGATCTGCTACATTAAATCCCTCAATTCTTTGTTCAAATCCAAGATCTTGAAGAGAAGAAGGAGCAGATCCAGATGAAACTGTAAGTAATTGAGAAAAAGAAAATCCAGCAGGAGCAATTGATGATTGATTTGCCTGAAGACCCATTAAAGTTACGCTTTTAATCACTAAAAATCTATCAAGTATGTAAGTACTACTATTTGGAACAGTTACAGTAAATCCAGTATTCCTTTGGAAAATGGACATATTTCCATTAATAATTCGATTAAGCGTAGCGCCAGATCCACCGCCACCACTTGATGCAATTGTGATCGCACCAGCAGCATTTGCGATGGTTATATTTGATCCAGCGGTAAGTGTTGCTCTTGTGAATCCAGTTCCATTACCAATGTCAATTTGACCATTTAATGGCGCTGCTGTTAACCCTGTTCCTCCAGATCCAACTGCAAGCGTGCTGCTAAGCCCTGCGGCAGTTGTAGCAGTTGCGGCATTTCCTGTAGTATTTGATGTAATAGAAGCCGGAAGATCTGTACTAGCCAAAGCCCTAAATGTAGGCGTTCCATCTGCTGCAGTTGGGGCTGCTAAGATTGTTTTCTGTGTCTGAGAGGCAAAGTCAGAAGGAACAACAGCAAGCGTTCCTCCAAGCGTCACATTTCCAGATGTGGTAACCGTACCACTAAGAGATAGCCCGCTTACAGTTCCGCTGCCAGATACACTTGTGACAGTGCCTGTATTTGAGGTAAATCCACTGGGATTTATTGCTGGATAAGCTCCAAGATTAGTTAATGCAGACGTTGCGCTAGTAGATCCAGTCCCACCATTAAGAATAGCAACAACTCCAGTAACATTTGCTGCTGTTCCTGTTGTATTTTGATCTAATGTAGGAATATCTGATTTTACTAAAGCTCTAAAAGCTGGAGTACCATCAGCCGCATTTGGGGCAGCGAGTACAGTTTTTTGAATCTGGCTTGCAAAATTGGCAGGCACAACAGCAAGCGTTCCAGTTAACGCTATACTTCCGCTTGAAGTAACAGTTCCAACTAATGCTAATCCGCTAACAGGAGTTGAGCTTCCACTTACGCTGGTTACGGTTCCAACATTTGATGTAAATCCGCTTGGATTTGCTGCCGGATAAGCGCCAAGGTTGGTCAACGCGGTGCTAGCGGTAATAGATCCCGTGCCTCCAGAAGAAATTCCAAGAGTTCCAGTAAGGTCTACAATTCCATTAATTGCGGAAGATGGACTTAGTCCAGATAGCGATGTTTTAAATGAAGTAACGCCGGGAACAGCAGCAGCAAACTGATTAAATACCAAAGATGTAGTTCCGACTGTAATTGGAAGTTTTGTTTGCTGAACCCAAGCACTATTTGCCTGCGATCCATCCAAAACCAAGACAAAGTCGCCAGCTTGAATTTCGTTTGAGCCAGAACCACTAGTGTCGTAATCTGTTGCTCTAGTAAGAACAAACGGAACAGATCCCGTACCTGCAGTTGTAAGGGTATAAATTCCGTTAAACGCAGCACTTGGAGTTGTGTTATTAACAAATGCTCCAGACTCATTCTTGATCAACAGCCGTTTGCCAACATCTGAGCCAAGCAACGTATACCCATCAATCGTAAGCGTTCCAGTTGCATTTGCAGTGATTGTAGCGCCTACCCCAGAAGTTCCATTAAAATAAGTGTATGCTCCGCTTAACGCTGTTAATGTTGCGTAGTTTGCGGCATCATGAAAGTTAATTCCGCTTCCAATTGAATCTGCGTAAGACTTATTAACTAAATCATTTGCAATAGATGGAGCGGTTGAAATCGTTCCCGATGTAAGCGCAAGACTTGCAATTTGATCAGTGCCGCCGGATGCATGAGTGGACGCATGAGCTGTTGGTGTGCGAGAGTCGCTCAATCGAGCGTCATTCCCTTGTGCAGAAGTGTTGAGTGTGCTTCCATACAAAACTGAAAGGGAGCGATTTACCCCTAAATCTCCACCTCCACTTAACCCTACGCCAGCATTAATTTGACGAGCTTCTGGAACAGCGCCAATGTCGCTTGGCGTTAGTGCGTCAATTCCTCCAGTATAGTGTGTGGCTTTATGTAGTGTTGGCGTGCGGGAATCGCTTAACCTGCTATCATTTCCCTGTGCGGCTGTTCCTGCGGTTGAGCCGTAGGATATAGTTAATGTGCGATCTGCGCTTAAATCCCCTCCGCCAGTTAAGCCAGTTCCTGCGGAGATTGAACGAGTTACAACAGCAGCGCCAATAGCAGCCGGAGTTACTTGAGCAATTTGATCCGTAGAAAGTGCTGGAACTTGGGATGCTTTAAGTTTACCGCTAACTAACTGTGCAACGCCGTTTAAGGCACCTAGCTGGTCAGTGGCAATGGCTCCAATCGCCGCTGGCGTTACCTGTGCTATCTGCTCTGTAGACAAGGCTGGAACTTGTGAAGATTTAAGCTTTCCACTAACAAGCTGAGCAACGCCGTTTAGTGCTCCAAGTTGGTCTGTGGATATAGCCCCAATAACCGTAGGCGTAATCTGGGCAATTTGAGTCGTTGATAAAGCTGGAACCTGCGATTCTTTAAGAACCCCAGAGGATAGCTGGGCAACTCCATTTAAAGCGCCCAGTTGATCAGTGGCAACCGCTCCAATAACTACAGGAGTTATTTGAGCTATTTGAGATGCGGTAAGTTGAGGGATTTGACTAGAAGAGAGCAGCCCATCTACACCTAGAGTTGCTACTCCATTGGATGCTCCAAGTAAAGTAGTTGCAATTCCACCCAAACTTGTAAGCGCACTTACTTGAGTTGTTGCTCCAGTGCCGCCAATGGCAATTGAAACTGGAGCGGTAATATTGAGCGAAATAATCCCAGACGTAGTAATCGGAGATCCAGTTACAGTTAATGTGGAGCTTGATATTCCAACTGAAGTTACTGTTCCGCCTGAAGTAAAACTCCTCAACCCAGCCGCAACAATTCTTCCTTTTCCATCTACGGAAATAATAGGAAAGTTATTTGCGTCTCCATACGTTCCTGAGGTTACTCCAGATTGCTGTAATGTCGGGGATGGGTATTCTCCAACAAAATCGCCACCAGCGTCTCCTTTTGGGACTCTTGAATCCGAAAGCCTTGAATCTGTTCCACTACAAGCGTTAAGTGAAGTTGTTCCTAGCTGGAGAACTCCCTTTTGAGAAAAGTTTCCGTCTTGAATTAAATTTACATCAACTTGTCCAGACGTAAGGTCAGATGCGTTTGTTGTTTTAAACTTATTTGAGTCAACCTTTACGGTTGTCCCATTTTGAGTTATCGGAACAAACTCAAGACCAGATAACGCAGTGCCTGAATCAAGCTGAGAAATCCTTCGTCCATCCATATTAATTAATAGCTAACTGAGCCCCAGATTCACTCGTCAAACGCAAGCCAGCTTCAGTTAAAATTAAAGTATTTCCAGAAGGGGCTGATACTGCCAGCTTTTTATATGAAAAAGTATTTGACCCAGAAGACACTTGAATCCTTGTCAAGTCTGTTGAAAATGGCAGGTTTGTATTAACATTACGTTTTCTTAAGAATCTTGTAATCATATTAATATGTGTAAACCATATTCATTCTCTGAACTTGACCTTGCTGGCGAATAAGAACGTCAATCTGCTGTTGAACTGCAGCTTCAGCAAGTCCATCAAACACATTTCCTTCTTCTGCTCTACCTTCTGATCTTAGAAAATCAGCAGTAATTCCATTAATAAGATAATCCTTAAATCTATGGGGAATATTTACCATCTTCCAATAATCGCTTTCATTACTTGGAAATGTAGTAAGGGGAACATTATTTTTTGCTTCCCAAAAATTACCTCTGATTCCCTTGGCGTATGATTCTGGAGAGTAGCTTCCGCTAATTTGATCTGTGTCAAAATAAACTTGAGCGCCAATTGAGTACTCTAAAAATGGATCATATTTTAATCCAAGTAGCCTCAATGGGGTAAGCCTGTATTTAATGAATTTTTCAGATGAGTTGTAAAATCTAAGATAAGAATAATCTTCATTCCACATCGTGCCATTAACAACACGATCATCCCTGCCATTCATGTCTTCTACAGTAAATGGCTGAAATGTAGCTCTGGTAGTTCTTGTTGGATCTGCACTATATGCCTCAAGACCTTGATGCGCTCCGTTATTCAACTGAACAAGCAGTTGAGAATTTGCAGAAAATATCAACTTTGATGCCAATGGATCATTTGGCCCATTGTATGTAGATGGATATTCTGGAAGGCCAAATGGAATATTAATATCAATTGACGTAATATATTCTCCATTTATATCAGTTGATGTTGCGTATGAAAATGAATAAGTAGTTATAGCAGAGCTTATTCTACTTAAATCATCTTGCACAATCCAAAATGGATTTACAATTGATACAGTCGTTGAACCAATTGTTCCTCTTTGATAAGCTTGATCTACAAAATCAAATAAATAGATGCGAGGAAAGTCTTCATCTAGATACAATCTGGCTGTAATTGTATTTTCTGGATTATCTTGCCATAGTTGGTATCCAGCTTCGCCTAAAATTGGAGCATAATTTTCAGTTAAAAGAGTTGGGTCAATCAGCGTAATGCTTTTGATTGGATTTCCCGGATATGTCCGTAATCGCCTTTCTGTATCCGGCCACTCCTCCCTATCCCAAATAGTGCTACATCTCCTAGCGCAAAGATCACGAATAGCTGAAAATGACTTGTCATTTAAAGTATTCCTATCCAAGCCAACAATTTGGCAAACGCTAAATAAAATATCACTAAATGGGACAGTCTTCATTTATGGACGGATCTACTTTTAGGAGGATTTACTGGAACCCATCCAACGTGGATTTGTTTAGTCCCGCCACTATTGACTCGAAGTTCTGGATTGTCACGAAGAAATTCTTTCATGAAAGCAGAATCATTCCAGCAATCATAACCCAGTTTTTGTCCCCAAAAATGAAAAGCAGTCTCAGGGATTCTAGCAACCAACTGGCCCAGCCCTTCAATTGATTTATGCCTTTCCCTATTAATGGCACCGTACTTTTTGGCTTGGATCTCCGCCTCGATACGGTTTTTTTGCCAGCCTTTGCGGAATTCGTTTTCAAGGCCGTGTGCTAGTTCTGCGGTAATCTCATCAAGCATATGATTAAACTTTTGCAATGAATGTCATGCCAGAACCGCGAACTGTTGGCAACTTCCCATTTTCATCATAAATTCCAGAATAAGGAGTAATTGTATCTGAGGGAAGTCCATTGCCATCTTGTCCAGCAGGGGCAAGTACGCGATTAGGCTTTGCAAGCACCTGAAGCCCCGCAGGAGCCTCTGTGTTTGTATATCGGAACACCATTGGAGGAATATACGGAATAGGCTGTACAGTCATAAAAATGGTGGGCAGTGGTGGACTCGAACCACCGATGCCCGAAGGCGGAAGATTTACAGTCTCCTGCAATAGCCGCTATGCGAACTACCCAAAAATGGTGCGTGTCTCTCCACGCTAGTCACGCCACTAAGATGTGCGTTCACCACAACTCACACGTCAGTTGCCGACATTGCCGTCTCTCCGGCTGTCACACCACTTTAATCGACTGAGAATCCCAGTCCTCCGCAGGTGTCGCGCTAATTAAAACTAAGAGCTGAAGTCAAACTTGCCGAGACCCAAAGGGTTCCCAACAACAAGACCAGCAACTGCTTCAATCAAACGAGCAGGGCCAGCACCAAAGTCAGGAAGCGCAGTTACGTTAGCAACATTGCCGCCATAACGAACTTCAAGCAAGTTCATATCAAGCACAAGCCCTTTGTAGGGAGTATTCACAAGCGTGCCAGTGTTGCCAGAATACGTTACCGTATTCATAAACACTGTGGGATGCAAGCGAACAGTTCCAAAGTCACCCTGAAATACATCAAGAGACTGAATAAACGTGTCAGCGCCAGCATCACGCTGAAAGGTCTGAACCTTAGTGGCGCCAGCAGCAAGCGTATTTGTTGCATTGCTAACGGTTGTCAAAGCGGTTGTGCCAAGCAAGTTGGTAAACGCACGCTTCAAATCAACGCCAACAATACAATCAAACGACTTGTACTGACCAGTCTGTGAAAACACAGACTTAAGCAGCCCCTGAACGATTGCATCCGTCAACGTAGTGCCGCTCAAAGCCTGACCCGATCCAACAATAGAGTCAGCAGGCGTTACAAACGAAGGCGTTTTGTCAGTGGTGTCAAGCGTGGGAAGACCCGTTCCAACCGTAGCGCCGCCAATCCACCGCTGCACGCCAGCGGTAAGGTAAGGAGCGGAACCAGTATCCGGCTGACCAAGCTGGTTGGATGTAAACGTAGTTTCCATATCGCGCTTTAGGCCAGTAATGCCCTTGGCTACGTTATCAGCTAGCTCATCACGGATACCTGCCACATCGGCAATATCCTGAGTCAATTTGGAAACACGGACAACGCGACGGAAGATCTGGGCGTAATTGCCAAGTTCTTTCCGATACCCATCAACATAGTTGGAATAGGTGGTTACGTCCGTACCGTCAATCGTCCCACCTGCCTGAGGAGCAGGAAGCGAGTCTGCCTGCCAGCGGAAATACATATTTCCGGGCTTGCTGCCTTTGCGAGCCATCGACGTAAAAGGAGTATCCTTTGCGTCAACAAGCGCAATCATGTCCATCAAATCTTCGCGTTTACCGCGACCACTAAGCTGAGGTTCTGTAAGAAGTGCCATAAAAATAATCTAAATGAGGTTACACTGTCGGGCTAAACAAAGCCCATTGCTTTAACGTAATCGGTTACAGCATCCCGATCAGAATTCCGCGCTGCGAACTTCTGTTTTGCTGAACGAAGGTCATCTCCACTTGTTTTGGCTGGAAGGCCTCTAACTCCGGGTTGTGGTGGAGCTTTCTTAATGGGTGCAGGTGCAGTCTTTTTTGACTTCATCTCCATATAAGACCTCATTCCAAGAACAACCAATCCGGCAACGTGCTTATAGTCTGCCCTGCGTTTTTTAAGCTCAGGAAATTCTTTAAGCACCATTTGGGCGGCTTTGTATTCTTCGGTTTCAGGCTTATCCCACCAAGCAAAATCCAACTTAACCTGATTTTCTGCTTGCTCATGAGTTTGAACGTATTGAGCCCTTTCGGGTAACTCAATTTCTTTCCTTCGCATGGCTGAATGTTTCATCTCAAGAACTTCATCCATATCCAGCTCAACTTGTTTTCCCTTGAAATCAATTGTGCCACCATTTGGATTACGTTCACACCAGAGTAAAACCTCCACAGAATCTCTGTAAGCTTTCCTAATCTCATCTTGAGTATTTAGGGAGTTTACAAAATCAGATACATTAACTTCTTTTGAAGGAGTTGAATTGCGGGTTGTTTCCAACTCGTTTTCCAGCTTCTCCAACTTAAGTCTTTGTTCTTCCAGCTTAGCTTCGGCGCTTTTACGAGCAGCAACTAATTTGTTGATGCGCTTTTGAACGCCTCTGTTAAGAGTACTTTCGTCAGCAGTATCGGATTCAGATTCGTCGGATTCATCCTGAACATCTTCACTTGAAGCTTCGGGAGATTCCAATTCTTCTTCCTGCTGCCCCTGTTGAGCCGGGGGCGCTTCCTCCTCGTTAAGGAAACTGGATTTCAATAGCTCAGAGAGACTATCTTTATCCAGAAGACCGAGTTTTTGAGCAACGGGTTTACTTTCTGCCTCCAAACCCCCGTGAGAGTCTAGCTGTGTATCGTTTTCATTCATGCGTTAAGGTCGCAAGTCCTATTGTTTTCATCCCAGTAACGCTGGGAAGTCCGTTAATAGCATTAATTGCCAAAATTTATTCATCTGTCAATCCATTTAATCGTTTAGCTTCATTCCTTAGATTAACAAGAATAGACATGGCCATATTGACCCCGTCAGCTTGACCGCAAGCGTGAATACGTTCTTCTCCTTTTGGACTTGAGCTAATTGCATATAAGAATAGTGATTCTTGAGATTCCTGAAGCGCCTTAAGCACTTCAGTATAAACAATATTATCCCCGTAAAAGCCAAATGCCGATAGTTGATCTTGGGTCATGCTATTGTTGGATTGGGCTAACTCCAATGCGGCCAATTTGAGCATTTTCCTGTTGGGATACACTCATTTGTAAGCTCTTGACGTAGTTTTGGAACAATTGCTGAAAGTTCTGATCCCCTTGAAGTGCCTGCTGCGCTTTTTGGTTAGCCTGAATAATCTGTTGAGCGTATTGAAGCTTGGTTTTGGCTGTTGGATCATTTTCTTGATACAAAGCTTCATTTCCAAGAAGCATCATACCAATGTCCGTTTGAACATCTTTAAACATTTTCTGACTAGCACCAGCTTGATCAACAATAAGTTCTTTTGCCATTTCAGGGGCAATGGCCTGAATCATCATTTGAATAAGCCTATTATTATCAAGCACTCCGCCTGAATCTAGTTGTTTAATTTTTGTTAAAAAGTCTACCTTTTGACCAATGTACTCTTTATCCAAAGACATAACATCAAATCGGATATTGATGTCAAATTCATCGTGAATTGCTGACAAATTAGTAGGAAGTTGAGCTTTTGTGATAGCAAATATCTCTTCTTCGCTCATGTATTGGCAACAAAGCGCAAACATTTGCTTAAACACAGAACGCCATGATAGTAGCCATGAGTTTACCAAGGCCTGCTGCGCAAGCTGAGTTCTAGGAGGCTCAACTAATGCATTTGGTGTCCCAAAATAGGAGGCATGATGTGATTCTACTCTGGCAATCAAGTTAAATGCCACCGTAGGCTCCCGCGCTGGGGGCTCCATAAACGTGTAATCGTTAATGTTAGTTACAGGCAGATGTACACCGGGGCCGACTTTATTAATAACGCCAACACGTTTTACGACCTTGATTGGCGGGAGCGTGGAGAACGCGGTATGATCTCGAATTGAATCGTGCTGGGCTTTAATTTCATCCTGATCCGTAGACGCCAATTCTGGAATCCCGCGAGTGTCAGTGATCGCCCGTCGAAGTTGTTCTCTGCGGAACTCAACAAACGGATACTCCCCGTGAGCATAGTCCAGCCGCTCGTGGATTGCCCAAGAAGAAGTGTCGTCCTTACGATTTGAGGCAGCTTGCGGGCAAAATACAGTGTAGTAGATTGCTGGAGCGTCTCCATCAAGAGATTTTGTGTAAGCATATACAACCTCCACCATGTTCATGTAGTTTACACCGTTGTAAATCAACATTGTAGTGGTTGGGAGCAAGTTGATGTTGTAAAAAGTACTACTTTTACCTAGTTGCTGGAGGGCGCGATCAACCCAGTCTGGATTCCATCCCTCGGTGGTAATCTTCTCCCTAAGCTCCACCTCTGACATCCATGTCCTCCTAAATATAACGCGACTACGCTGTAGATCAGCAGTCTCTGGCGGGAAGATAATTTCATCCCACGGCTTGAGGGCAACGATTTCTGGGAGGTTTTTGCTGACGTATTCTTCGTCATATGAAGTTTGTCCTGTTTTTCCCAGCTCCCTCACCATCCTCTTTGCTTCGCTCTGTGTAATACTAGGGATTGAGTTTTGAATAATAAGCTCAGCTTCCTCTGGTGCAGTCATAATCAACTGAGGCAATTGAGCCAACAATTGACTTCCAGAACTTTGAGCCAATTGAGCAACTTGCTCCATTGTAATTGGTTGAGTCCGTTTACTAATGTTCTGTTGCCACCCTACAAAATAAGCAGTCCATCCATACTGCATTGCGTACTGAGCGCCTAGCATTGCCTCTTTATAGAGTTGCTGCGGCATTTTGGTGTCCCTTACCCAGTGAAGAAGCGTTGTGGCAACCCCGCCAAGAGGCATGGTTGTCATGTTATTGCCA